GTTGCAATAAGTTTATTACCAAAATTATCTAATGACCACAAACCAGGTGCTGTAACTATATCACCAGATGTTGCTGCGTTCCATGCAAAAAAGTTGGATGCATCTGTTACTGTTGCACCAGAACTATGCGTTGCAGCGGTTGTGCCTTTTGCACCTCTTGTTAAACCTGATAATGTTCCACCACTATTAGCAGTGTATGTAATTAATTCTGTTCCTATCAATACAGTTCCTGAAGATGGAAATGATGTTGAACTAGCCATCGTTAAACTTGTTACAGAGGCATTAATGCTAGAAGAGAGTGTGGATGTAAACTGCCCTGTTTTGAAACCACCCCATGAACCAAGTCCCCAACCTGTTGTTGCAACCTCTACCGCCGGCCCTACAGGATAGTAATGCTTTACTCTAATACCACCTGATGTAGAAGCACCAGAGCCAGATTCATTAGAGTCCATTTCTATAGTAAGAGTGGTATCTGTCGGTATAGATGTTACCATAAACTTATTATCATCAAAATCACTTGATGTAAAACCAGAGTTAGTTATGGTTGTAAAATTATCTAATAATATAATATCAAATTTATTTATATTGTGAGCAGATGAAAATGTTATCGTAACAGTCTTTGATCCGTTAGTCGTGCTAAATGCGTTTGTTAAAGTTGTTGTAGATTTGATTGGATGTATATCATAAAATATACCTCCAGAGTAAGCATATAAAATTCTATTTGTACCTAAAGCTGCATACTTGATACCTGATGTATTTACAAAGTGATGAATAGCAGTGTTACGGCCAGTCATGCCAACAGATCCTAATTGTGACCAACCACCTATTTTCTCTGGTTTACCATATCTAAACCGTATGTTGTCACCATTAACCCATTGACCTTCACCACCTGTTGCAGTGACTTGTTTATTTAGTCCTGGTGCAAATCTTAGTTTCTGCAGCATAGTATAATCTCCTATGCCTTATGGTTTAGTAGGCCATGTAGCGTTATCACATTTTTCAACTGTGTCTTTGCCTGCTGGAAAGTCTCTAAGTTCCTGCCTGTATGTTTTCATGTCATCAGACATTGTAACATCAGACAAAGCATAGAAATCAGTTTGAGCTAGCAGTTGGTTTCTTCTAGCTCTAAGATTAGCCTGCGCTCTTCCTAGGGCGCCATCTGCCCATGCTTTTTCTTCAGCATCTCTAGCTGCTTCTTCTTCAGCCGTGAACTGTACTCTGTTACCGTTTATATTATGATATCTTGGCATAGTTTTCTCCTTATAATTTATGTATCATTTTTATAGAATTCCGTAAAGGCAAATATCTCCAACGTCTATGTTGCCAGAGCTCATTTTGAATTGCACTCCATCAATAGCAGATGTTGTATTACAATAACCAGCTGTAAAAATACTAACTGATTGTTCATTATTTTGTTGACCATTTTCTCTTGTTATGAAATGTTTAACAAAAGTTGTACTTGATGGATTAAATAGTTGAACTATTCCACTACCACATTCATCATTCTGATTGCCTAAATCTCCTGTTATATTTTGAAAAGATGTTGATTGTGCTAAATCTAAAGATGTTGCATATTGTATTCCAGCACTACCACCACTTTCTTGATGATATGCTTGAAAAAAAGTTGTAGTTTTAACAGCATCATAGTCTGTATCTCCATCCCTAAAACCTATTTGAAATTGAGAACCATCTGTTGCTGGGTGAATATTATTAAATGTAAACAAATATTCTTTATATGTAGAATCTAATACTACGTCTGAACTACCATTAACAAAACTTAAAGTAGCACTAGAACTAGCAGTTAACTTTTTAATAAACACTATAGATCCAGTATTCAAAGAACCAAAGGCTGTAACCGATCTAACTGCTCTATCATTAAGTGTAACTATGCTCATTATGAATCCTTTAATCCGTATAGTTTTATAGTACCAGCGTCTATGTTGCCACTTTCAAACTTAAATTGTATTTCATCAATTGCTGATGTTGTATTAAAATATCCTGCTGTAAAAACATCCTGACTATAATTACTATTTTCATATTCCTGACACCTTGAAATAAAATGTTTTACAAAAGTTGTAGATGAAGGATTAAATAAAGTCAAACTTCCCGAAAAACACTCATCATTATCATTACCAACTTGTTGAGTTATTGCTTGAAAACTTGTGCCTTGAGCTTGGTCAGAAGCTGTTCTATATCTAAAATCAGATGTACCACCCTCACTATGTTCTGCTTGAAAGTGTGTTGTAGTCATTGTTTCATTAAAACCAGACCCCCCAGCAGCATTACCTTGAAATGTAAATTTTTGACTATTACTAGCTGGATGAACATTAATAAACTTAAATAAATAAATAGGATATGTAGAATCTAAAACAACATCACTACTACCATCTACAAATGATAAAGTGGAATCAGAACTTGCAGTTAAAGTTTTAATATGTGTTAATGATTTAGCTGCCCCAGGTATAGCTGAAATATTTGCAATGCTTCTGTTGTTATAAGTTACAATTGACATTACACAACTCCATACATTTTTATTGTTCCAGAGTCTATATTACCACTAGCAAATTTAAATCTTATTGCATTAACTGCAGAAGTTGTATTACCATATCCAGCTGGAAAATTTTGGTGAGTATAGTCATCGCTTTTGTAACTTTGAAAATTTCCTGTAAAATGTTTTACAAAAGTTGTAGAAGATGGGTCAAATAAATGTAATGTTCCTGATCCAGATTGGTCATTATCATTACCTATATCTCTAAATAAATATTGCTCTCCAGTGCTTTGTGCTAAATCAGCAGAGGATGTATATCCTAGTGTTGTGCTACTGCCACCCTCGTTATGATAAGCTAAAAAATATGTTGTAGTTTTAGTTACGTTATAATTTGAACCACCATCTGCACTTAAATTAAAAGTAAATGCTTGAGCATCTGTTGCTGGGTGTATATCTATAAATTTAAACACATACTCTTTATAAGTAGAATCTATTCCTGAAGTAAAACTAATATTAGCACTAGAACTAGCAGTTTGCTCAGATATCAATACTAAGCTACTACCAGTGACTCCTGAAGGGAGACTGGTAATGGATGCCATGGATCTGTCATTGCATACATTGATTGACATCTATTTATCCTTATTATGTTATTATTCTGAATCCACTAAATCTAGAGTAAGTATAATTTATATCTCTAGAACTACCATAATTATGATATACTGCAACTTCTATATAATCTGATGCTGATAAATTTACCATAGCAGTATTTTGAAAATAAATACTTGCTGCACCACCTAATTCCATGTTGTGAACAATATATTGATTTGCATTTCCATCATTAAATTCATAAGCACCATTTTTTTTAAAAGCTATTTGTATTTCATTACCATCACTCATACTATTAAATCTTAATTGTGTATTTAAAAAATAAAGTCCACCTTTTCCACTTGGTACTGTAAATTTATTTGAGGCAAAAGCATTATCACTATCATTTACTTCTTGTTGCCAAGTGACTACTGTATTCGTTGTATTACTTATAGACTGATTTGATGTTTTTGTTACTAAAAATGATGGAGTATTTTTACCACCAACTAAAGATACATCTATTCTTTTGATAGTTCCTCCGTCTGATATTAACAATTCATCAGTGTCATCAGGAGCAGATGTTAAAGCTGTTTGCCCTGAAATAATATCATCATTTAATTTAGCAGCTGTTACAGTGTCATCTGAGGGAGAGCCTAGGTCGAGCACGTTACCTAAAATTTGAACGAAATCAATGACATCCCCTGTCGCCAGATTCGAGGCAAAGGTCATGGTGCTACCTGAGATAGTAAATGATGATCCTGGTTTTTGTAGGATACCATTTAAACTGACTAACATGTGGTTAGCAGACTCTGGTGCAACGTTAACACCACCTACTTGTAAGGTGTACGCTGCCTGTCCATTTACGACTGATATCGCATCACAGACTTGAAAGTTTCCGATAGTTGGTTGTTTTCCTATATAGGGCATGCTACTCCTTTTTGTTTATCTAACATATTAGTTAATTCCATACAAGGTTATTGTGCCTGAATCTATATTACCACTGGCCATTTTAAACTGTATTTCATCTATTGCAGAAGTTGTATTAAAATACCCTGCAGAAAAAACATCTATACTATAATCACTTGTTTGATACGTATTAGTTCTTGATATAAAATGTTTTACAAATGTTGTGCTACTAGGATTAAACAGATGTAAAAACCCAGAACAACATTGATCAGTATCACTACCAACAGTATCTGATATTTGTTGAAATGATGTTCCTTGTGCTTGGTCTCCGCCTGTATCATAACTTAATGCATGAGCACCATCACTTTCTTCATGGTATGCTCTAAAAAAAGTTGATGTAATAGTTTCATTATATCCACTTCCACCAGAAGCATTACCTTGAAAAGTAAGTTTTTGACCATCAGTTTGTGGATGTATATTATTAAAAATAAAAATATATTTTTTATAAGTATTATCTAAAACTACATCACTAGACCCATCAACAAATGATAGTGTAGAACTAGAGCTAGCAGTAAGTTTTTTAATAAATGTCATGGCTCCACCAGCAGATCCTGTTTCAAATCCATTTGCACTACTGTTGAATTTTATAGCTTTTCCAGCAACTGGTGTTACATTTATACTGCTAAATTTTAATTTATTAAGTGCCATTAACTATCCTTTATTCCATATAATTTAATAGTACCAGCATCTATATTTCCTGAAGCAAATTTAAATTGTATGGCTGTAATATCTGCTGTTGTATTAAAATATCCAGCGATATAACTATTCATAACAAAAGCTGGAGAGGCATTATAACCATGAGTTGTAGTTGCAAAAAAATTTTTTACAAATGTAGTTGATGATGGGTTAAATAAAAATAATTCTCCATTAAAATTATCATCATTATTATTACCAACACCACCATCTAAAGTTAAAATTTGAAATCCAGTGCCTTGAGCAATATCTTCACCACCACCAGTTTTATAATTTAAAGCCTGATTACCACCATCCTCTTTATGAAAAGCATCGAAAGTTGTTGTTGTTTTAATTACATCATAACTATGACTGCTATCATCATCTGATGCATTAAAACTAAAATCAGTATTATTAGTTGCTGGATGAATATTTATAAACTTAAATAAATAAATAGGATATGTTGAGTCTAATACAACATCACTACTACCATCTACAAAAGATAACGTAGAACTAGAACTAGCAGTCAAAGTTTTAATATGTGTTAATGATTTAGCTGCCCCAGGTATAGCTGAAATATTTGCAATGCTTCTGTTGTTATAGGTTACAATTGACATTACACAACTCCATACATTTTAATTGTTCCAGAATCTATAGTTCCAGAAATCATTTTAAAACGTACTGAAGTTATAG